CTAATATATTTAAAGTTTTAGTTACGTTTGATGAAGAATATAATATAGAACAATATTTGCTAGACTCAGAATGTGCAGAATGTGGTACTTTAATTACCGCTCCAACTCCATTAGATAAGGAAAACGTATGAAAAAAATTATACTAATATTATTATTATCTTTAATTTCATCTCCAGCAATAGCCGAAGAAGTTCAAGAGACAGTTGAAGCACCTACCGTAACAGTAATACACGAACCTGAAGATCAAAAACCAGAAAATCATAATATTTATTCAGTGGTAGATCAAAATGGAGTTATTCAAAATAACGTAGTTTGTGCTGATTCTGTTTGTGGAGACAACGGACAATGGTCAGGATCTATGCCACAAGATACTCCTTGGGCAGGTATGAAACTTGTAAAACAAAGAAGTGGAAATGTTGGGGGTTATTGGGGAACTTATGATTCTAATAACCAAACATTTACAGTTGATAGAAGTTGTTCAACATGTGAGGTATTTTCTGACATGCAAAAGCCAGGAACTATTAAAAACGGCATAGTGACAGATCCAATTATTATTCCAGGACTAGATACATATATGCTTAATAATCCAGAACTTACAATTGACGAGGCTGCAGATTTATTAAAAGAATTATTACAGTCTCAATCTTATTCTTTAAATGCAATTAAGTCTAGTTTTATAGTAAAGGGTAAAGGAGTTATTGTTACTAAAAAAACAAAGTACAAAACTATTAAACTAACACCTAACTTAAAAGATTTTAAAAAAATATCAAAAACTAAAAACATTTGTAAAATTAAAAATAATTCAGTATTGATTTTAAAATCTGGAACTTGTAAAATAGATATATACAAAGATGGCAAAAAAGAAAGAGTAAATACTAAGGTGAAAAAATAATGGCACAAAAGAAAACATCTGATAAAAATACCAACAGATCAAACGGCAAGGCTGTAAAGCAAAATCCTAAAGAACCTAATGTTGGTGCTACAGGTAAAAGTCGTGGTGGTTACAATTTAATTAAAAGACCAGACAAGGCTGCTGCGTGGGATGCAATTAAAAAACGTACTGCTCGTAAGGCTCGTAGAAAAGCGGCTAACCTAGCCTATAAGCACGGAGTAAGAACAGGACAACTTAAAAGGTCTACAGCAAGTGCAGATTCGTAAGCATAAGGATTATCGTGTCAATGAACTTGCAGAATTAATAGAGCATTTGCAAGACGTAAAGTATCACATAAAGCCTTTTGAAATGGCAGAGGCTATTGTGACCTTTATGGATGATTTGCGGGGTAAAGAATATGCCAGAAAGATACAAGACTATGTAAGATCTGATTTTAAGTTTCAATCAAAGGATAAGGTATAATATTACTATGTACGAATACCATGTAAAGAAAGTTTATAAAGTAGTAGATGGAGACACCATCGATGTTGATATTGATTTGGGCTTTAATGTTTCTTATTTCCAACGTGTACGTCTTGCAGGTATTGATACACCAGAGTCTCGCACAACAGATCTACGTGAAAAAGAATTAGGTTTACAATCAAAAGAATGGCTAAAGAAAAAACTTGAAGGTGCAGAAAACATTATTATTAAAACACAAAAGCCAGACTCCACAGAAAAATATGGTCGCATTCTTGGAGATCTACACATTAAAGGTTTTGAAAAATCCTTAAATCAAATGATGATTGACGAAGGATATGCTTGGGGTTATATGGGAGACACCAAGGTTAAAGATTTTCCAGCGTTACTAGCAAAAAGAAATAAACAATAGTGAGTAACTTAATAGACATTAAAGTAATTGGCTGTGGTGGTGGCGGAGTAAACGCTATCAATAGAATGATAGACATTGGATTGACTGGCGTTGAATTTATTGCATTAAATACAGATGCACAAGCACTATTAACAAGTCCATCAGATATTAAATTAGACATTGGTCGTCATGTTACTAAAGGATTAGGTGCAGGTGCAGATCCAGAACAAGGAAGACTCGCTGCAGAAGAAAATTATGAAGATATAAAAGACTTAGTAGCAGGATCTGATTTAGTATTTTTAACTGCTGGAATGGGTGGAGGAACAGGTACAGGAAGCATTCCAGTTGTTTCTAGAGCATCGAAAGAAGCAGAAGCGTTAACTATTGGTATTGTTACAACACCTTTTACTTTTGAAGGTAAAAATAGAATGAGAAATGCATTGGCGGGTATAGAAAAATTAAAACCAAATGTAGATACAATTATTACAATACCTAATGATAATTTATTGTCAATGTTAGATCCAAGAGTTTCTATGTTAGATGCTTTTGCAGAAGTTGATACGGTTCTATTAAAAGGTATTGCTGCTATAACTGATTTAATTACTACTCCTGGATTTATTAACGTAGACTTTGCAGACGTAAAACGTATTATGAAAAATGCTGGAACAGCCTTTATGGGATTAGGTTCTGGATCAGGTAAAGATCGTGCAGATATTGCAGCAAAATTTGCAACATCAAGTCCTATATTAGATATTGACTTAAGAGGTGCAAAAGGAGTACTGCTTTCAATAGCATCATCATCTAATATTACTATGCAAGAAGTAAATACAATTGCATCAGTTGTGTCAGGTCAAGCACACGAAGATGCAGATATTATTTTTGGAACAGTTTTAAATGAAAACTTAGGTGATGAAATTAGAGTTACTGTTATAGCAACAGGATTTGATCATGAGTGATATCCAATGGACATTTGGAATAATAACGGTATATGAAGATAAAAAAAGACTTTTAGATATCATAGATAGCATTAGAAGAATGAATATTCCAGAGTATGAAATTCTTTTTGTTGGCGGTGGAGATAGTTCTGGTATCGAAGGAAATGATATTCGTAAAATAGATTTTGATGAAAATGAAAAACCTTTATGGATAACTAAAAAGAAAAATATTCTTGTTCAAAATGCAAAATATGACAACGTTGTAGTTATGCATGATTATAATAAGTTTGATGTAGATTGGTATACAAGTTTTAAAGAGTTTGGAACAGACTGGGATATTTGTTCTTGTCCACAATTTTTAATTACAGGCATGCGTAATCCTATGGATTGGTCATTATGGGACAAGCCAGGTTATGGAAGAGCGTGGTCACTAGACTATAGAGATTGGTCTCAAACTCAATATATGTATATTTCTGGTGGTTTTTTTATAGTCAAGAAGCACGTCATGATAGAAGAGCCATTAAACGAAGAACTTCTTTGGAATCAAGAGGAAGATGTTGAGTGGTCAATGAGAGTTAGAAATAAGTATGTAATGAAATGCAATGGAGGTGCTATTGTTAGACATAACAAGTGGCACAGACATGCGGGACCGAAGCCAGCCAATGTACGATAATAAATTAGTTATATTCGATCTTGATGGAGTTTTAATTGACTCTAGAGATGTTCACTATGATGCATTGAATAGTGCTTTAATAAAAATTAATCCTAAATTTGTTGTTACCAGAGAAGAACATTTATCAAAATATGACGGCCTTGGAACTACTATGAAATTAAAAATGTTAACAGAATTAAAAGGGCTACCAGTAGAATATCACGATCAGGTATGGAAAGAAAAACAAAGACAAACTATAGATATATTACAAAAACTTTCAGAGAATAAAACAGCAATATCTATTATAAAAAAATTAAAGAAAGATGGATGGAAAATTGCGGTAGCAAGTAATTCTATTAGAGAAACTATCATAACAGCATTAAATGCTATTGGAGTATTAGGATATATTGAATATATAGTTAGCAATGAAGATGTAAAACATCATAAACCATACCCTGAAATGTATTGGAAATGCATGACAGCATTGAATGCCTTGCCTCAAAATACAATAATTGTAGAAGACTCACACATTGGTAGACAGGGTGCTATAGCCTCTGGAGGGCACCTATACGGCATTAAGGATGCAGATGACTTAGATAAGGATAAGTTCTTTGGTATGATAGATAAGTTCCAGATGAAAGGAAAAAATGAAGTGCCTTGGAAAAATGAAAAGATGAATGTCTTAATCCCTATGGCTGGTGCTGGATCTAGATTTGCACAAGCAGGATATACCTTCCCTAAACCATTGATTGAAGTTAATGGTAAGCCAATGATTCAAGTTGTAGTAGACAATCTAAATATAGATGCTCATTATGTTTTCATAGTTCAAGAAGAACATTTTCATAAATATAACTTAAAGCAAGTATTAAACTTAATCAAACCAGGATGCGACATTGTAACAATAAATGGAATAACAGAAGGTGCTGCAGTAACAACCTTATTAGCAAAAGAATTTATAGACAGTAGTCAACCTTTATTGATTGCAAACTCTGATCAAATTGTAGAATGGAATAGTAATGAATGTCTTTATGCTTTTGATGCCGATGAGATAGATGGTGGTATTTTAACATTTAAGGCTACCCATCCTAAGTGGTCTTATGCCAAAATTGGTGATAACGGTTTTGTATCAGAGGTAGCAGAGAAGAATCCTATATCAGACAATGCAACAGTAGGAATTTATTACTGGAAGCATGGATCAGACTATGTGAAGTATGCTGAAGATATGATACAAAAAGATATAAGAACTAATAATGAATTTTACGTTTGTCCTGTTTTCAATCAAGCAATTGAAGATGGTAAAAAGATAAGG